GTTCTTCTATCCATGTAAGTGATTGCAGTAGCAGCGGGAATTTCACCGCTAGCAAAGGGGAATGTGTCTAGTACCGCATCGGATTCAAAGTTACGATCCCTGTAATATTCCTCATAAATGAGGTTATACGCCAGAAATGGCATGAAGTCAATTTCTACATTATCGTATGCTCCTTCTGATTGATCTATAGCATCGAAACAAGGAACTCCAAGATAGTCTGCCAGATATCCTTCCTGAAATAAAGTGTTGGCTAAACCAATAACATCACCAACATTAATGTATGGAGGTATAGGTGCATTAACGGGGTCTATTCCTACTCCAAGCCTTCCACCTGTAATAAATTCCTCCCATTCTTGCCATAATAATCTATTTGGAACAAAAAAGAAGTGAATGGTGATCATTAACTGATCATAGATAGGTGCCAGGAGGGGAGCCAGACGAACAAGAAGTTCAGTACTTCCATAGAAAGTATCTGAGGGTATACACTCTTGTACTAATACCGGAGTAATATATCCGGCTTCCGCTGTCATTCTTTTGGTGTGTGATAGGTCGAACGTTGAGCGCTGTGGCTTAGTTAATTCGACCGATGTAAATCCTTTATATTTTCCCATTGGTTAAATTTTTAAATTTTCTTTTGCATGTTGATTAATTTTTTTAGCAAGTGCTTTTTGTTGTTTCCTCCGATATGCTATCGGGTCTCTTATCCTTCTCATTGAAGGTGATCGTATCCAAGCAACTTGTTTTTTGAAGTGTTCTTTCTGGTCACGTACGGCTATCCGAACCAAGTCTATTTTGCTGAAAATTTTAGTCTTATAGTATCGTGGCAGGTGCCTCTTCTGTCCATCCAATACCGCATAATTTTTGCGATCTGCCTTGTGCCATTCTACCATAGCAGGGGTCAGGTAATTTGCTCCGAGTCCGGGCCTTCTTGACATCAATGTGAAAGGCCTTTCACGGTTTTTCCTCATTACCCATTTTTTTGCATTGACTAAATATCCCAGACAATACATGATTGATTTCTGTGTCACATTGCCGATATGTACGTGACCGAATGTCCATGACTTACGAATAACGTCCTCGGGGACGTCTCCGAATAGTATGATATGATAGTGAGGGCGGAATGTCTGACTTCCATATTCTCCTACGGCAAAATATCTGAATTTATGTGTCTTGCGTACTCGCTTGAACCACTTCTGTAGGTCGGATTTTACCAGCTGTGGGTTTCCGTTTTTCCATTTAAGGTGAGGGTTAGCGTAGGTAAGAGTTATAAATCTTTTTGCAACTGATCTCTTTGCCTCGTAGTGTAGGCGTAATGACCAGTCACTCCGTTTGGTTGCACCGCAGAAGGCGCAATTTCCACAGGGTACTGTGATATCCTGCTTATGGAGATATTTAGGTGAAAGACATTCCATATTTTCTATGCATAACGTTGAAAACGTCCTCTTGCTCGCATTGCACGTCTTCTCCGACTTTTAGAGTAACCCAATTTTCTGTATTGTTTTCGGGCTGATCTCCTCATTGATTTTGAGCGCCATGTTTTCATAAGCGAATGCCACCTCGTGACATACGATACTTTTTAATTCTCCGACCTTTACTACGTCTGTGTGATGATTTTCTTCTTCTCATGTTTTTAAATATTCATTGTGTTTAATATGAATCGTAACAGATGAATTCGCACATACCTTCCTAACCTAGTCGGGAAGGTGGCACAGATATCTGTGATCTGTTCCTTTTGAAGTTGTTCTAACTCTGTAAGTAACTCCTTTCTTTTAGGTGAAATGATCATAATAATTTCATTAACAATAATTGAATGAAGGTCATGATTTGCTGAGGGCCGATTTCTCCATCGGATAGAAATCGTTTTTGTACTTCCAAAATTGCGTTTTGGAATTCTTTGCTTTCGAGAATCTGACCTTTAATTTTTTGGTCAGTGGTACCCAAATCGAATTTTTGTTCGAGTAGCTTTAATTCAGCATCCATTTTGAAAGCTCCCTGTGTACCTTTCTCAATATCGAATCCTAATCCGTTAGGCGTGTTGCGTTGGATTGATTTTGTGAACCATCTTGACTGCTCGCCTCTGATTGAAGCATCTGAGTTCTTAATGCTCGCTGCTGACTTAAGTCCGTCAATAATTGCTTTAAATCCATCGGAATCGAGTAATGGGTTTTTCTCCATAACACGTTGCTGTAGCCGGTTAAGTTCGACCATCGCATAAGAGTGAATCGTTTTCGCATTGGTTGCATTGATTTGAGAATCCAGAAGCCTCATTTGGTTGATCTGTGGCATAGTTTGGGCCATGACGGCCGCTGTCCTTTGCCAGTCAGTGGGTTTTATATCCGGGTATTGTTGAGGGCTACTCATGTTACCGGGATTTCCTTGACCGTAGATAAGATGAGGGTTTAACCCGGCATCCTGAAAACGCATCATTTGACTTTTTGGTGAGTTGTACTCTTGCATTTCGCGCATGTATCGAGTATTCGCATCATTCTGGAATTGTGCAAGTTCCATGTTCCGTTGATGCTGTTTGCGCGCTCCGAGACCTTGGGCAATTCCTGAGACGGCTGTCTGTGCCACTCCGAGTATTCCGGGTAAGAAGTCTTTTAACGGCATCTTAATTTGAAGTTTGGTTTTCTAACTCATGTTGCTTTTTCTTCTCGATTGCGTTGAGTAACCGTCCATGTAGGAACGTTGCCAGATTTAATAGCATGTCTTCATCTGAGACTATTGCATTTAACAGAGCCAAGGAAGTTTGAACGTCTTTACGTACCCATTCTTTAACCATGGCCGGAGTGAGATTTTTTTGGTCTAATGCTCCTAGAGCATCTTTCCCATTTTGTTGTGTTTTTGTCATAATTTCAAATATAATTGAATTATGGTGTCAGTTAGCATAGTGTATCAAGTATTCACTATGCTAACTGTAGTTTCTAATTAGTTTCTAATTTTCTGCTTTCGCTTTGTGTGGTTTTTGGGCCGGTCGGTTGACCGGGGCCGAGAAGTTGACTGCGTCAACATTCTCGTTGCTTACGCAGGAGTAGCTTGGCCTTTAGCTTTTTAGCCTCCGCCTTTTGCGCTTCGCTTAGCAGTTCTCGGCATATTTCGCCTGTAGGGCCTTCGCTCACTCTCCTGCGCGCGCCACTCGTTCGGCTGGCTCACTCGTGGCTTGCGGGGGGGGCTCCCTTTAAGGGTATAAAAAAAGACCCGGGTTAGGGGTCTTTTTAGTTTTGTGTTTTGTCGTATAACATGTTAGTACAGGAGGGGGCGTTACCCGGTCGGCTGCAGCTCCGTCTCGCACATGCCGTTCCAACGCCTCCCTCCAATGCAGCTGTTTGCGGCAGAACGTTACTACGTGGCTGCTGGTGGCTGATCCTTTAATTTGGATAAGCGTTCCTGAACGTGCTTTTCTATCATCGCATCATATTCGGCTTTCTTTTTAGCCTCTGCCTTAGATAGTTTTTCTTTCTCCATTGCTTCCAGCTTTGCACGATTTGCAATGTATAGTTCATGCATGTCAAAGAGGTCTAGGTGTTGCATTTTTTCTAAATCTACTCCTAGTGTCTCATCATAGTATCCTTCCTGGCTGTTGACCTCCAGCATTTCATTTCGTGTAAACCTCTGGATTATTGTTCTGAGGGACATAGATTGATTAGGAAGTGTGACTGGTTTGACTCCTTTGAAAGACTGTCTTTTAAGGGGTCGAGGTGAATATAATCCTATCATTAGAATCCGAGTGTATTAGGTTTACCATAGTACGGGAGAGGACGTTTAACCGTCAGGTGATTATGTAAGTAGATCCAGAAATTTTTTCCGAAATCATCTACCGCGAACATCCTGTCAACTGTTGATTTGTCGAAGTTTAGGAACGTTGTACCAAGTACGGGAGTATCACTGAAATCTCTTGTGGCTGTCCAGAATAACAATGTAGAGTGGAATGAACCATGGTTGGTGTTAGGTACATATTTCCAATCAGCATAGCGTGACTGATAACCGAAGAGAGGATAATTACCGTCTTCATCCTCGATAAAGTTTGCCGGGGCTCCGTAAATTTCCCATTTATTGACCTGTTGCTCTCCGAGTTTTGCGAATGTTGGCCAAGGGTAATCTAAGAATGTTTTGCGCCTATACATACGTGGGAGACCTTGGTGATAAGAAGGCGGGGCCATGATACTCATTAGGCCGATTATAAATCCGTGTTCACTACAGAAGTAAGAGAACTTGTTTGTGTCTCCGTAGGTAATACCATGTCCTGCCATGTTTCCCTGTGGTACATCTGTGGTGGTGTCGTTTTGGCTCCATGCTGTGGCGACTACTTCCGATATTTTAACGGGTACTTTGCCACCGCCTATAAATTCCGGACGTTGTAATCTGCTGTCCTGTGGTTTAACTCCAAAGTGAGCCTGAACTGATTCTGTATAACGGCTACCACCTATGGCATTTCTTTCTAACCACACTTGCAGGGCATAAGCAGAACGGAAGTCATTGATAGATACCGCAGAAGCGTCCAGTGTTACTTCATCAATGTTTTCGATACGACCGCCAGTGATTGCAGTTCCTGAAGCTTTGTCAAATCCGTAAAGACCTGTTGCGTCATCTATTGCTCCTGCGTATACGTCTCCGGCATCCCATGTGCCACCACTATCTTTTTTAAATAATGATTGGTTGAGATAGGTTACTGATCCGCTTCCTGCCAATGGCATTAATACCTCAGTTCCTCTCTGAGTAAATGGTAGAGCGCTAGTGAAGTAGTCATGTGAATACTTCCGGGTTCTTCTATCCATGTAAGTGATTGCAGTAGCAGCGGGAATTTCACCGCTAGCAAAGGGGAATGTGTCTAGTACCGCATCGGATTCAAAGTTACGATCCCTGTAATATTCCTCATAAATGA